GTTCCACTAATCTGTTAACTATTGGAGCTATATGCCGAACGCCAACGTGAATTCACCCCAAAATGGACCTTATACAACGACTTACTACGACCGAAGTGGTCGAGTTGTAAATCAGAGTACTGGGTTCACTAGGGCAAATGAGTACACGCTGGTACATTCGTCGGTTAGCACTCCTAACTTTCGTAGTAAGAGGCCGAAATGGTCTCTTCCTATGAACCCCTTTTCATCGTACCGTGTCGAGAGACACTGTCCGAGGGGAACGTTTACCGTGTTAGCGCTTGATCCTTATTTAAATCAGAACAAGACGGTTTATTCCGGTTGTCTTGATGGGATTAGCGTTACCGATATTCGCCAGGATAGGACGATAGTTCAGTCAGAGCAAGTTTCTGTCGACAATATCGCTCGAAATAAGTTACTTCTGAAAGTAAAGAATCAGAAGATCAACTTAGCTCAGGCATTCGCCGAAAGACGAATGACAGCGCAAACGATAGCTAATACAGCTACTCGTATTGCGAACTGTATGGTCGATTTGAAACGTGGTAATATTGCGCTGGCTGCAGATGCTCTCGGAATACGTGTATCAAAACGTGCAAACGCTAGATACAAACGAGAGTTTAGGAAACACCAACCGAAAGCAGTAGCTAATGGTTGGCTGGAGCTGCAGTACGGTTGGAGGCCTCTCCTGAATGATATTTTCGGGGCTGCGGAGCTTTTAGCTCTTAGCAACCTTGATAAACTCATCCGGGGGCGGGTCTCCGCTCTACATACGGTACAGCGTTCGTTCTTATTCACATCCCTTGACGGGAATGTGCCTAGGACCGAACTTACAACTGTTGAGTACACACGGAAATATGTGTGTTACTTCTCCGCTCGCAATGAGCTTCTATCTGGGCTTGCTAGTATGGGTATAACCAACCCCGCACTGATTGCCTGGGAGTTGCTCCCGTACTCATTTGTGGCTGATTGGTTTATTCCCATTGGTAACTGGATCTCAACTTTTGATGCAACCTTAGGGTTGGATTTCGAGAAGGGATCCGTAACTACCTTTAGAAAGACTCTTCAGAACCAAATGTGGACGGCTGTAGACATCCGCGATCCTTATCAGAGCAAATCTGGATACGCTCAGGCTAAATGTACCTATGTCAGTGTTGACCGGACTACTCTAACGAGTTTTCCCGGAAATGCACTGCCAGAGTTCAAAAATCCTGTGAGTATCGAGCACGCCGCGAATGCGATCGCACTCTTAGTTCAACTCTTTAAGAAGTAAATACAATGACCGCAATAGCAGCATTGACTTTGGCGGATGGTCAAGCGACCCCCGTCAATCACACCTTTAACCCAGTCAATATCGACCAGGCTGGCG